GAGGAATGCTGCAACATAGAAATCTGCGGGGTTGGTTGTCGCATGCCACGCATCTGTTGCGCCAAGCAGCCAGCGGCTGCCCTGTGCACTATGCTTTAACGTAGGTAGTATGGATGTGGCTATGAGATTGATTGCATCCAAGTTGCCACTCAGGCGCTCTGTTGCCTTGATGCGAAAGCCAATCCTGCAAACTTTGCTGCACATGGATGCAGAAATTGGTGCAACGTTCGTGATCGTTCGAAGCGTATCCCATTGCCAACTGTCTAGGTAACTGTAGTTGCCATCAGGCGAAGCATCAACCTTGTTTGCGCGGCTCCGCACGATAGTGACTTCGAAGCGCGTATGCGGGCCTGTCAGATTCGTCGGGAATGTACCGCTTACCACATACCGTATCTCTTTCAGAAAACGCCCAGTCGGTACAGCTTTGACAGTCTGCGTGGTGAATTCCTGCCAGGTTAATGTGTCTGGAATTCGATAGAGCATCTTGAAGGTGACACCTTCAATGTCCTCTTCATAATTACCATTGTACTGTACAAAACCCTTTGCAGATATGGTGGCGTCTACACGCACAGCGCCGGCAGCTGTCATTCGTGGCGGCGCAGAAGCTATATAATCAACCTCTGAAACATTGTTTGGCCACACAATCTCAAGATTGACAGCTTCTTCAACAACTTTTGAGCCGTAGGTTCGTGCATCAAGTGCTACATTCTCTTGCGCGATATGTAGGATACACTCATCCTCATCTGCAAGCCAGGTGCTGGTGTTCTTGTTTGCTGTGAGGACTACGTTGCGGCAGTTCGCTTCTGTCGTGGTGATCCCGAGGTCATAATCACCAAGCCTGATGCGCTCAATAAGCAGAGGTCCATAGCCTACAACGAGCAGACCGTGCACATAGAGATCCTCGCCGTCAGTTCCAGCAGGTTCTGTCCAGTACGTGCCAATAGCCTGTGGCGTTATGAGTCGTTTACCGAGTATCACAGGCACTGTGCCGCCCGTCGCTGACTGATTCTTAGCACCAGAAATATCTGGACGTGACTCCAGTGCCGCTTTTTGCTTTGTATCTACATCACCGCCGCCATCTGGCGTGGCCGGTACGAGGCAGTCAGCAACGGAAGATGCAAGACCTGATGCTGCATTCCCGATAACGCGAAATGGTATTTCCCAGAGTGCATCAGATTCTAAAGCACTATCAATCAGCAGCTCGATAGCTTCATTGCTGACATGCTTTATACCAGATCCAATATGCTTGACTGTAGTCTTGGCGCCATCAATAACATTGTCAACGGCATCATTACCTACAGATTCATAGAACTCATATGTATTAGTCTCATGTAATATGCTGCTTGTGCAGGGTGCCCCGTTACACAACACTCGTGCAATAGCGGAAAGCCCGAGTTCTTTGCGTGCAGCTTCTATGGAGATGCCATCAGGAAAATCGTGAATAACACCGGCGTTGCTGAATATATTCTTGTAGCAAACTACTCTGACTGCCATCGATACCACCCCTCTATTCTGTCTTTCATTGTACGGAGGCCTTCTATATCTGTCAAGGCAGAAATAATAGTGCCTGTACGAGAGGATGAATGAAGGAGCATATTATTACCAAGATATACACCAACATGGGATGCGCAACCAAAGTAATTTAGGAGTGCAATATCTAGTGGCTTATAGTCTTGTACTTCCCGAAACTTACCTGCAAATATAATATGACTTGCTACTACTTCGCGTGCGCGCACCGTATCAGCATCATAGTCAAAATCCGGTAGCACCACGCCTGTTACACTTTCAATGAATAGACGTACAAGACCATAACAATCTACGCCCGCCATCGTTCGCCCGTGAGCCTTCCAGGGGATCCCAACAAACGGTATGGCCTGCGCTACATAATTACCAGCATCCGGGGAAGTCTGTGACATTAAAAGTATCCTTTGGCAGGTACCGATCAAGGGCTGTCTCAAATGTAATGTCAGCGGTGAGTACCGTGCTGTTCCATTGTGTGCTGCGCAAAGTAAACACCCAGCCAGCGAGAGTCTCGCAAAGTCCTGTCTCAAACACAAACACAGCCTGTATAACGAGTTTCGGAGCTACCAGGGAGTCGAGTGTCTTCTTCGGAATTTCCTGTGTCACTGACTGAATAGCTATCTGCGCATTTCCGACACTGCTTTCCGTCACGGTCGGTGGTGTATATTCAAAATCAAACGCTTTATATGTTATACCGTCGTGCACAATGTCCTGTGTGTTGTTCGTTATGTGCATCAGCTCGGTACTGCCATCAAACGTCCAGCTTATGCTCATGAGGACTGCAAAATATCCTGCGGTGCTTTGCGCCATCAGATTAGAAAGAGCATCGAGTGTCATAATACCTCCTCCAGAACAAACTGCACATACGTGTACTCACCGAAACGTTGTACCTCGCTATACACAGAATCCCCCGGAACAAAACGCACCTCTATCGCGGCGTTGAACGTCGGGGGAAGAGGGAACGTCGTATTCAGTGCGCCCCCGAGCAGTGATAGCTCTATAAAGGCTTCGAACAGCTCAAGCTCTGAAGGCTCACTGGGTACCAGGCGCTCACGGCGTAGCCTGAGCTGAATCGTATGCTGCTTCGGGAGTACTGAACAGCGCCTGCGCGTAACGCGAGGACCATATTCAATGGGTGAGCTAATCAGGGTGCTCGGCCGTTTGCTTGCATAACCTGAATCGAGAATCGTCTGATTTACACCTGCTGGCCATGCTACTGCCATATTACTGCCTTCCTACTGCTTTAAGATTATATCGACTGCGAAGCACATTGTCAGCTTTACCTTTTGCGATTGTAGAGACAAGTGCGCCCTCGACAACAGCTATAATGTCATAGCCTGATGATGTCTGCTTGACATCTGCAACGGTCATCTTGACGCCAACATGATCTTCCAGGATCATATTCACCTGCATACCAGAGCCACCTGTTGCAATAACGCCGAGCTGCCCGCTGGATCCGCGTCGTAATGGGAGTACAGCTTCAGGTCCTGCTTCAGCCATAACTGAATTGAATACGTCACCGCTCGCATAGGCATTGAAATATGTGGGCTGCCGGTATACACCATGTGCCAGTCCTGTTCCGCCAAACGCTCCACCGTTGGCGAATCCCTGGACCTGTGCTATCTGCCGTTCCGATATATACGCCGCACGTGCACGATCCATATAGAGAAGACCTGCTTCAAACTGCTCAATCATTGTCTGGAACTGCTTCTGGAGGTTCTCCATCATCTTGAGCGTGCTATCATCTTCCTTCTCAAGCTCCTCGCGAGAGCCCATGACACCACCTATCACAGATGTGCCAAGCCCTGCAGCCATAAGCGCAAGGCCTAAATATAGATGGCCGTGCAAAAATGCAGCCATTGCGCCCTGCAAGAAAATTGCTGGTAGTTGATTCAGGATGTTGCGCCCAACCTGTTTCCAAGTTTCCCCCAGATCCTCGAAAGCATTATCTGTACCGGCGAGGTCTCTGCCAAGCATATAGAGCGTTTCATCAAGTCCAGTGAATACCTCGTTTACTGCAAGCTCTGCAATGCTACCCAACGTTGCACCAACGATACCGATGGTGGTACCGAGCTTATCATAAGCTTTTGTGAGCCTCTCAACTTCAGTGGTCCACTGTTCAATGACTTCCGGCGAATTACCCGCATCCTGTGCAGCCTTCAAGCGATCTTGTGCATCTACAACGCGCTTCATTCGCGTATCCATGAATGTGTTAAACAGCGGTCGCCCATATTCCTGAACTGCAAAATCAGCCGCTGCGCCTGGGCTCATCATATTAGCTGCGCCGCTATCATATATCCCAAAATGGCGGTTTCGCCACATGCCAGTCCGCGTTGCCTCAGCGACAAATGCGTCGCGCTCATCCGGAGCCATTTCGCTCAGCAACGTGAAGAGTTTTTCTGTATCTGACAGCTGATTATTCAAAAGCTGCGTTGTCGTCGCAGCACGCGCGAGGGCTGCTGCATTATCCTCGATGGCTTTTGTATACCGCTCATAGTCTTTTTGTGCCGCGGCGGTGAGCTCTTGTGATTCACCATTACTTTTGAACATCTCCACCTGTGTCATAACAGCTGCACGTTTTAGCATCAGGTGCTCCATCGTACCCCGGAGCTGCATCTCCTTCGCACTGTATGCCCACGCCCCGGGCCCAGCCATGCGACTTGCCGACCTATTAGCTGCAGTATCTATAAACTTGTCCTGCTCTGCACGCAGCAATTTTTGCACATCAGCATCTGATAGCAGCTTTTTAAGATCGCTGCCATTTGCTGCTGCTAACTGCAATGCATGTACCAGAGCATTTGTTTCATTCAGTGCCTCTGTTGTGCTAGATGCATATAGCTGCATGTTCTGTGCAATGCTTAGAACACTTTCTGCGTAAGCATCAGAGTAGTTACTCAATGTTGAAA